CAAGGCAGAACTCAAGGCAGAACTCAAGGCAGAACTCAAGGCAGAACTCAAGGCAGAACTCAAGGCAGAACTCAAGGCAGAACTCAAGGCAGAACTCAAGGCAGAACTCAAGGCAGAACTCAATGCAGAACTCAAGGCAGAACTCAAGGCAGAACTCAATGCAGAACTCAAGGCAGAACTCAAGGCAGAACTCAGAGAAAAAGAGAAAAAAGAAGAAGAGAAAGAAGAAGAAGATGATGTTGAATCCATTCAACTATATAAATTCACCTGCAATGGAAATAAATATTATAAAGACCAACATGATATCATTTACAGCACGGGTGACGGAAAACTCATTGAACCTGAATCTATTGGGAAATGGAACAATATAACCAAGATTATTGAATTTTATCAAAAAGACTGTGATGAAGAAGATGAAGAAGATGATGATGCAAGCATTCAACTACGAGATTTTAAATTTGGAGGCAAAAATTACTTCAAAGACCAGTTTGAAATAGTCTATACCAGAACCATAGAAGATGGTCAAGTGCCTACGCCTATTGGAAAATGGAATTACGAAAAAAGAATCATTGAATTTAATGGATCCATCGCTAAAGAAGAAGAAGACAACTTCAGCATACAACCCGTGCAAATGCTGAATTTTAAATATAATGGAGAAGAATATTTTAGAGACCAATATGACGTAATTTATAGCAATACACCCGGAAAACTAACATTGCCGGTCGGCAAATGGAATCGCACAACAAGCAAACTTGAATTTAATTAAAACTAACGATTAACCAGTAAAACACGAATCATAATTAATTAACCATTTTTTTCATCCAAAAGCATGAGACCCATGGCTGCATAATTATGAAGGTCTAATAAAGTATCACGAATTCCTTCATCTTTTACAAGATTCACACCATTTTTACTAATAGAGATTGCACGACGCATTTTATCTTCAATGCGAATAAGTATTCCAATAATTCCATAGGTTGCAAAAGAATCGCCATAATCTGTATTCTTTTTTATAAATACTTCCAATGCATCAGCATGAATCTTTTTCATTTGTTCTACTCTATTCGGCATAGGTGTCGGTGTCGCCGCTACATCCGTCACTTTAAATGAAATGCCATCTGAATTGTAAAAATAATCATGTTGTATTTCATCATTCCATGAAATATGTTTTTTTTGTTCAGATAAAGGCAAATCAAGTGAAATTGGAACTGGCGATTCTTTAAAGGAAGTCTTGTCAATTTTTATGTATTTTATTTCAGACAATTCAGGCATTTCAGAAGTAGGCAAAGGACTCTTGTGTAAAGACGAAAAAAACAAAGGCGATAATTTCTCTTTTTTAATGGATGTTTCTTGGGGATGCAATGCGTTTTTTACTGCGTGTGTATTGACATTCGCATTCGCATTCGCAATCTTTGCAACATCGTAATTTCTCTCTGCAATCGTTCTTTTCATAATCAATTCTATTTCAGTTAATGGTTCGTCCATTTTATCGCGAAAATTCGGTATTTGGTGAGGCATTGGACGAGCCATGGATTGTTTAAAATCGTCCTCTTTTTCTGTCAATTTAAGTTCAAACTGTGATAATTTTTCAGTTTGCAATTCTTCAAATGTAATTGGTATTTTTTGAGGAGGTTGAGGAGGTTGAGGAGGTTCTAGAAGAGGCTTTGAAATAATAGATGTAATAAATCCTTTATTCAACATCACTAAATCAGAATGGGTATGTTTTTCTCTCTCATAAAAGTCAACAAGAGACCTTTCAAACGCATGTCTATTTTGAAACATGTTTTGTTCTGCAATGACATCCCAAAGTATTTCAACATTTGTTGCATTTAAAAAATCGTCGCGTTTATTCATTAATATAGGTTAATGAATAAATATTTATACCATTATTCGCAAAAATCTACAAAATCGCAAAAATCTATAAATCCGAATTAAAATATACTTTCCTGAATTTCTCCATGTATTTATCTTTTAAAATGTGCGTTTTCAAATAATTGCCCGTTATTTTATCTTCCAACATGTGAACAATAAAAAAGATGGAATAAATGCCACATTCTGTATTTCCATATTGATGTTCCACTGGATAATTTTTATCAAACTTGAATTGTATATTCAATTCTTTTCCTTGTTGTATAATTCTGTCCACCAATACTTGCACTTCTTTCGGAATGTCATTCCCGGCACTGTCAAAGAAAAAGATAGTCCCTTTTTTAATATTCACAAAGAGAGAAATCCAATGTTCGCCTCCTTTGTAATGTGGGTCAGTGTTGAAAACGAATCCCAACTTGGTTTTACCATTCGTCATTTGTTGTTTTATATTTAATTTACATATTTCTTCCCAGACACAAACACCATCCGTTTCTTTCGTGTCAAAATCTATAGGAGTGGGTCCGAAAAAATCAAAACATTTATATGCATCTTCATATTGTTTCATCACATTCATAATATCTACGCTTGACAACCATTCATTCGGATTCTTTTTCCATTCTTTTGGAGAGAGGGGTGCAAATGATTCTTTTAATTCATTCATTTCACCTTTTGCAAAATCTTGTGTTAACCAACATGATTCCATTCTACATGTATTGTGCATGTATTTGCTCAACAAGACCCATATTTCTTTTGGGTCATTTGTTTGAATGAGAGAATCTGGATGCCGGCTATTCCATTTATTTTTTAGTTTCATCAAAGAAGCATTCGTGTAACAACTGAAATTATTTGCAGCCCCGTTTTTTGGACTACATGATATTTTTTGCATAGTTGTTGATTTTTTTGATGATTTACTACGACTGGAACCACGACCACCTCCATAAAGTTGTCGTTGTCGTTGACGACTTTTATAGAGACGATACAATGTCTGGGGTGACTGAGGATTCTTCTTTTGTCTCTCTATCTTCCGAGACTTCTTGACTCGCTTCTGTCTCCGAGTGTGTTTGGTCTGCTTCTTCATATGTATTTATTAGATTTTTCTTTTTACAAATACCTTTTACTCTTAATTGTGGGTCCTTCAAATTAATTTCTTTTTGAACAGGCAAATGTTCTGTTTCATTCTTTTTAATAACATTTCTAATAATAAAATTGTCCAATGTATTTGGTTTTACAATTTTTCGCAGAATTGAAGAATTATAAAAAGTATAATCTCCATCTCCATCCCCTCCATCATCACCGTCCCCATCCGCCTCACCCTCTCCATCACAATCAGCATCCCCGTCCGCATCCGCATTCATGTATTCAAATTGCAAAATATCAGTTGTATCCATATTTTTAAAATGTTCAACACAATGATAAATATAATTCATAAACGCATCTACCACATCAGGAGTGCATGCATCTGTTGAAAGAAACAATTCGCGTGTCAAATTCAAAATCCGTTTTCTATAAAATTTTCTATCTTTTTTACTAATTTTATTGCAATATGTTTTTCTCTCTGAAAAGTTTTTTTTATACAATAGTTCATCTGATTTGTTCATCATATATAGATGAAATATTAAAGTGTTTAATACATAAACGCATCAAACGCAATCGAAAACCAAAAACCCGAAAACTTACAATGGAAGCATCGCAATTCTCGTTGAATTATTAAACAATCCCATGTTCACATCTTTTGGAACAGGATTAAACTCACAAAAATGCTCCTTTTTAAATAACAATTCATGTGAAACATTGGGTTCGGCATTGGCAGGAGTAAATGAATGTGTATATAAATCACTGTTACTATTTGGAACATAGACTGCCTGATTGCATTTTTGAAGAGCAAAGATTTGTCCTCTCAATTCAGACTCTAGATTGATGCCAGAAGAATAACCAGACCATGGAGCCACTGCATTTCCAGGATTAAATACAGCACTAGAATTATATGTAGGTTGTTGTTCCAGTTTCACAGACAATTCTTTTCTAGGGTCTACTATTGGCATAAAAGAATACTTTGTCATTACCGGTCTAACACTTATGTAAGGCTGCAACATTTGAGAAGGCAAATTTCTGTCATATATTTTCGCATTCATTGTATTCATATTCATCGTATTCATATATATAAAATAATATATTAAAAAAACCAAAACTACTTATAAATAAGATGTGTGGCATTTTTTCTCTCCTTAATATAAGTGATACACATGTATTATTTACGGACGAATTCATAAAATATCAATTTCAAGCAGGGAAATCGCGAGGACCAGAGCATTCAGTTTTGAAAAATGTATCTATTCGCGTGAAATTCGGATTTCATAGATTGGCCATCAATGGATTGAATGACACATCCAATCAACCGATTTGCATTGACGATATTATATTGATTTGCAATGGAGAAATATATAATTACAAAGAATTGTATGATTTAATGCACATCAACAAAGAAGACATACAAACCGATTCGGACTGTGAAATTATTATTCATTTGTATAAAAAATATGGAATGCCACAAACACTGAAAATGTTAGACGGAGTATTCGCCTTTTGTTTGTGTGACAATCGTATTATTAATAATTGTTTAACAAGCACGATATATGTGGCGAGAGACCCATATGGCGTTCGTCCATTATATTCTCTTAAACCATTGCTATACAACAAACTCATTGGATTTGCATCCGAATTAAAAATGCTCACCGAATTCAGCGATGTTGACCCATCAAAAGCATATATTGTTCCATTTACACCTGGAACATACAGTAAATATGTTATTCAAAACAAGGTCTTGTCAAATTGGAGTCCCATGTTGGAAAACATTAAATTCCATGAACCTGTTTTCTCTCTTATTTCATCAAATGGCAATGACCATGCCGAGAGAATTGTCCACGGAATCCAACATTATTTGATTGAAGCAGTGCAAAAAAGATATGCAACTACCGAGAGACCGGTTGCTTGTCTTTTATCGGGAGGATTGGATAGCAGTCTTATTACGGCACTTGTAAATGAAGAACATAAAAAACATTCGTCGCAACCGTTGGAAACATATAGTATTGGACTTAAAGGCTCGGAAGATTTGCAATGTGCTCGCATTGTGGCCGAGTATTTAGGAACAAAACACACGGAAATCGTCGTTTCTGAAAATGAAATGTTTTCTATTATTCCACATGTGATTTATGCAATTGAAAGTTACGACACAACCACAGTTCGTGCAAGCATCGGCAATTATTTGTTGGGCAAACATATTTCGGAAAACAGTTCTGCCAAGGTCATCTTTAATGGAGATGGGTCAGATGAAATATGCGGTGGTTATTTATATATGAATTTATGTCCTAACCCAATAGAATTTGACATGGAAACCCGGAGATTATTAAAGGATATTCATTTATTTGATGTGTTGAGGTCTGACAGATGCATTTCATCACATGGTCTTGAACCACGCACGCCGTTTTTAGACCGCAGTTTCGTGGATTTTTATTTGTCTATTCCGTCCAAAATAAGACATGACAATCCTGAAAAATACTTGTTGCGAAGTGCTTTTTCTATTGAAAATTATCACAATTCTGGAGGAGTTCAATTGTTGCCAAACTCTATTTTGTGGAGAAGAAAAGAGGCATTTAGTGATGGAGTTAGTGGAAAAGACAAGTCATTGTATAAAATTTTGCAAGAGTATATTTCTGTGGAAATGGACCTATATCCGCCATCTATTGAAATAGAGAAAAAATATTATAAAGACATGTTTTTATCTTATTATCCTAGTTCTGCTGAAATCATTCCATATTATTGGATGCCAAAATATACGAAAAACGCCACTGACCCAAGTGCCAGAACACTCTCTATTTATTGAACGATGGATGGGATGGATGGATGGATTGATGGACGGACAAAAAAGAGAGAATAATACTGCGATAATATATGAAACAAACTTTTTTCCATTTGCACAATTTGTTAATTACTTTATTTATTTACATAACATATACTCTACTACTTATTTCCACCCTAGGATTGTCTGACAAAGGCAAAGAATATTTAGACACACTAGACAAGTATATGAAAATTTATGTCTCCATCTTTTTAATTATTCGTTTTAATCCATTTACTAAAAATGAATTCAATGAATTAGATAGAAAATTCGCATTCACCTCTGGAATGTTTATTTTAACAACAAGTGCAATTGCACAATATGGAAAGAAGAAATTCTCAACCTTTTTTGGTTGATTTCGTCTTTCTCTCGCGGCCACGCGGACGCCGTTGATTCAAAAAATCCTGCAAATGTATCATTATTTGTTTTGATATAATATTGTCAATCATAAATTCATTCATATCTTTCTCAGTATAAGAATATTTATTCAGTCCTGAAAGAAGCCGCTTCTTGTCCAGAGTCGTTTCACCATGCCACTGGCGTCGCGATTGAACAAATCGCCGAATTATTTCTTCATCAGGTAACATATAAGTATAGGGTTTCACATTAATGTAATAGATGCTGTCATGAACCATTTTCTCATAATGCACATCATCTATAAAACATATTTTATGTTCTGTTTGACAATTGATGCATCTAATTAAATCATCGTATGTTTTGTCGTGCGATGTTCTCAAGGGTTCTATGATTTTATTACCGATTTTATAAGCAGGAATAATTTTATCAAATAGTTTGTGAGATATTTTATTTTCTAAATATAGAATCAGGTCATTCGCCCAAGTGAGAGGTCCTTGATTGTTGGTGTATAAATAAATTTTATTGCAAGAGTTATTTATTTTTTGATGTTTAAGAAAATTCAAAATAGAGATAATGTTGGGTCTTAAATATTCAGGATATAAATCCAGCACTTCAGTGAAATCTTTGTGCGTCATGGTTGGTTGTTGTTGTTGTAATAATTCCCAAAAAGTGCCAAATTGAGAGAAAAAACCTAGTGTTTCATCTAAATCAAACACTATAATTTTCATGGTCTTTATATTATCCAGATTTAGAAAAATATAAAAATAAAATATATGGCGACAACGACACTCACCCAAAACGATTATAAACAGATTTTAGACTATTACAAAATTGCTATTCCTGAAAATAAAAAACAGATGAAACGCCTTGCGGAAAATATTATTTCTGAAAAATTGTGCAAATGCATTAAAAAGGTGGAACCTGGGAATGAAGCAAAATCTATTGGAATATGCACTAAAAGTGTTATTAATCGTAAAGGGTTTGTGTGTGGCAAATTTCAATGCAAGAAAAAAAGATTCGTCACACTTAGAAAAATGCGGGTTAGAACCAAAAGAAGGTTTTCTTAATTTTTCAATGATAATATATTTATTGAAAAATTAAACGGGTTCAGTTGTGGGTTCAGTTGTAGGTTCAGTTGTGGGTTCAGGTGTGACAGGTTCAGGTTCAGGTTCAGGTTCAGGTTCAGGTGTGACAGGTTCAGGTGTGACAGGTTCAGGTTCAGGTTCAGGCGTGGTAAATGACAAAGTATAACCCATTTTGTCTGACACATATTGATAAAGATATGTATCATCACCACCCCAATTTGTATAATCCTCTCCAGTCAATACAAGATTATATACTTTTACAAGATTATTATTTGCATTCAATAGACGAACTTGCAATGTCGCATTTTCAAATAAAACAATGTTTAATACTGAAATAACAAAAGAAGTCACTGTCTCGGTTGTCACTAATTCAAAATCGTGAATGGAAAATTGCGAATGATTCATTATATATATTGCCAAGAAATTAATCAAAATCAAAATCCAACAAATTATCCACCATTTTAGGCGGTGCTAGCGATTCTTTTGCCAATTGTTGTGACAAACAATTAAGGTCTTTTTCCATTTTTGCAATAATAATCTTTTGAGTTGCCACAGTATTTTTCAAATCAACGTTTTCCATAAAATAGTTGGTCTTGTTCAAATTTATCGTTTTTAACCAACTCTGATGACATTTTGTTTTCATATGTTGAGAGAAATTATATATCTTGTCCTTTCTAGAACAAGGACAATGAATTCCTTCGGTTTTATTCAACATATAGGTTTTGTCCACATAATTTCCATCTTCATCAATGTTTGGAGTATAAATATCTGGCTCAATAACTAATTCCATTACTTTATGTAAGAACCAAGATTTTAAATTAAAACACCAAAAACAAAACACACTATTTTAGAGAAAGATGGTCCAATGCATGTAATATGACTTTTTCTTGATCCGTCAATTTCTGAAACAACAAACATTCATCCATTTTTATTTGGAAATGACGATTCGCATAATTTTTACAAACAATATGCACACCATTGTCTGTTATTTTAATATTGCAAAAAAATGCACCATTTGTCAATCGCAAATTATCCGGCGTTTTGAGAGAAATCCATTTCAAATAAGACCCATACTTTAAATTATTGATTTCGTCCACATAAACATAATACTTTAATGTTTTCAAATATTCGATAAGGGTTTTCCGCGGCAACATCAATTCAGACAATATCTTTTTATTTATTTCAAAAATGTGTTCAGTTGTATAATTAAACACATTTTCGTTGTTTTCATTGTTTAGTGCTTTCAATAACTTTCCACCGTCCATGATAAATTCATATATTTATTTATTTTTATCTTATTTCATCAAAATCAACATTCATCAAAATCAAGACTTACCAACTGCCAAACCCACCGCCACCCAATGCTTCATTTGCAGCCATGATTCCATAACCATCCATTCCACCACCACCAGGAGACGCGGCAGCCACTAAAGGCGTATTCTGGTCTTTATACATGGAATTATAATTTGGCATTTGTTGCTGCTGTTGCTGTGACGACATGTCAGGCAATTGGTTCAACATGGTTCCATCAGAATACCCAGACTGCGATTGATTTTGTAGTTGAATTTGATTTTGATTCATTCCTTGAGAAATAGGTTGCGATACTTTCACAGTTCCAGAACCCGACTTTGCAGTCGCCTTTTTATCTTTACTTTTGCCTTCCCATACATCGCTCACTCTCTCAACAAGAATGCCGACCTTGTCACCCAATTTTGTCTGAAGACTCAAGATAACCATCAATACTGCTAAAATAATAAAAATCACATTAAAATCCGGGTATTCCACACCACTATATGTAGGTATATATGTGTTAATCCGATGAATAAAGAGTAGTCCTAAAAACATATAAATCACTTGAATCACTATTTCTGCTAAAACTTCAAAACTACCTTTTTTTTCATCCGCTTCTGGAACATATTTCTGCATACTTTTGTTTAATAATACAATAGGCAATAACGATAAAAGAGAATACTGCACAATATTTGACATTTCACTTTTTGATTCATCCTCAAAATTAAATACGTGTTTAAAAAATCCACTGGCCGATCTTTCCATATGTTAGAATAATATTTTTTTATTCTTTCGTTTGTTTGTTCGTTCAGTTTTTTCACATTCCGTATAAGGATATAAAAGTATTCTAATTACTATTTCCATGTTAAAACACGAAGAATATCAATATCTACATCTTATTAAAGATATTCTAGAAGATGGACACAGAGAAACAACCAGAAACGGCACAACCCTTTCTCTTTTTGGAAGATCCATGCGTTTCTCTCTTAAAGACAATAAAATCCCTATATTAACCACCAAACAAACCGCCTGGAAAACATGCCTCAAAGAATTGCTCTGGTTCATTCGCGGCAGCACAGACAATCGCGAGTTATTATCGCAAAACGTCCATATTTGGGATGGACACTCAAGCAGAGAATATTTAGATAGTATTGGCATGCATGACCGCGAAGAAGGCGATTTAGGACCTATTTATGGTCATCAATGGCGGCATTTCAATGCACCTTATACTGATTGTAATACTGATTATGCGGGAAAAGGCGTAGACCAATTGCAATACGTGATTGATATGTTGAAAAATCCAGAAACGAGAACTTCTCGCAGAATTGTCATGTCCGCTTGGAATCCATGTCAAATTCAAGAAATGGCATTGCCGCCTTGCCATATTTTATGCCAATTTAATGTTCATTCTGGAAATAAATTGTCGTGTGCATTGTATCAGCGAAGCGGCGATGTAGGTCTAGGCGTGCCATTTAATATCGCGTCATATAGTTTTTTAACACATCTTTTAGCAAAACATTGTGGTTTAGAAGCCTATGAATTTGTCTATTTTTTAGGAAATGCTCATATTTATGATGACCATTCGGAACCATTAAAAGAACAATTATCGCATGTTCCATTTGAATTTCCCACGATTCAAATCAATCCATGCGATTCTTTCAAAGATTATAAAATCACGGATTTTGTTGTTTACAATTATAAAATGCACGAAAAAATAAATATGAAAATGCGTATATAAATTGAAAACATAATGTATTTTACTTATAATGAGCATTCGCACAAATAGACAAAAACCAATGATGGTGACGCCGAATCAGAGCCAGCCGCCTATGGGTGGGGGACAAAGACCATCTGCCATGAAAGCACGCCCCGCGGCGCAGCCGCCTCAAAGACCTCCTGCACCGCCTCAACAAAGACCCGGACCGCCTCTACAACAACAACAACAGCAAATGCAACAACAACAACAACAACCAGAAAAACAACAAAAACCCAAAATGAGCATTGGAGATGCTATTGGATTGATTACAATTAGATTGTCACGACTTGAAACATTTATTCAACAACTTCAAACAGATGGAATAGACATGTCTTCAATAAATGGTCCCGGCACCGGTGCTGGCACCATAGACCAAGGTATGATTCAAAATCTGGTTTCTAGATTAAATGTCCTTGAAGACAGTTCACATGCAACCACTGATACTACCGCCACAGAACAAAGAATCAAAACTATAGAAACAGACCTAAAAGACACCAAAGACCTATTAATGAAATTAATGCTGAAATTTGAGAATTTTTCAGATGACACACTTGTACGATTTGAAGAACAACACCAATTACAAGAAACTCTTGCCTTTAATTTAGAACAATTGCAGCAACCAGAATCATTAGAAAAACCAGAGGAAGAACCTGCGACCACTAAAGAGGAAGAAACTATTCCGACGCCATCTAATGAAAGCGAGCCTGTTCCATCATCGGGCTAAATCACACAAATTTCTCTCTTTTTCTTTGCCCTTTTTCTTTTCCCTTTTTATTTACCGTTTTTCTTTTCCCTTTTTCTTTACCGTTTGTATAATATTATAAAATTCGCAATAATATTATAAATGAATCAAATCTGTTCCAAAAATGAATGCAATGAAATTGTTCTGAATTATTCCGGATTTAAACAATTTGCAACAGTTGAACTATATGACATTATTCTTCAACATATTATCTCCACCATTCAAGAATGTCTTTCACAAATGAACCAGGTGAAAGTACATATTCACATGAATTCATTTACTTTAACAGAATTTGAAAAACACATGCAATTCATTAAAAGAATATGCAACATATTAACAACGTCATTTCCAGACAAATTAGAAACATGTTTCATTTACAATCCGCCTTTTTTCATCTCTCAAGTATACAATGTGTTATTCACATTTATAGATAAAAAAACACAGCAAAAAATAAAAGTAATAACACCTTAACGCACCCACACTTTCAAAATATTATCATTATGTATTATATGGTTCAAAAAACAAAACAAACGCCTTTTTTATTTTTTCGTTTTCTTGTCAAATATTTTAGAATGACCCCCTCGTTCTACTTTAAAAAAACTATTATTCTTTTTATGTAATGAAAATAATAATTTCCTTTTTCGTGTTTTGTCTCGTTTTATTTTTATATTTACACATTCAATTTCATTTGAAAACATCGGATGATTTAGAAATGTATGAATTAGAACAAGCATCCAAAGACAAGTTTGAAGAAATTTGCGACATTAGACAACCTGTATTGTTTTCGTTTGACAATCAGAAAATATGCGATACAACAAATCAAGCATTTATTTTACAACATTATTACGCATTTGAAGTGAAAATTCGTAATATTACAGATGTAGACACCACCACCACGGAATTGTTTGTTCCTTTGCCTATACATTCTGCAATTAAATTGTTTCAAGAAGACAAACAGGCCACGCATTACAGCGAAAACAATACAGAGTTTTTACAGGAAACCGGTGTCATTAAAAACATGCAACATAATGACGAATATTTGCGTCCTTATATGGTCTCTAATTGCCATTATGACGTTTTAATGGGGTCGGAAGGTTGCACAACACCTTTTCGGTATGAAATCAATTATCGCAATTTCTTTTTAGTAACACAAGGTTCCGCACAGATAAAAATGGCACCGCCAAAAAGCACACGGTATTTATATTGTGTCTATGATTATGAAAATTTTGAATTTAAAAGCCCGGTGAATCCTTGGAATCCACAGCCACAATACACGGCGGATTTTGATAAAATGAAATGCTTGGAATTCACATTGACACCTGGAAAAACGGTTTACATTCCTGCGTTCTGGTGGTATAGCATCACGTTTCATAAAAACACGTCCATTTCATCTTTTAAATATAGAACCTATATGAATAATTTAGCAATATCCCCATACATTGGAATGCATATTCTTCAATTGCAAAACATTAAACGGAATTATACCTCTTCGTATTCAACAGTAGAGCCTCCGAATGCTGATGTGGTCGTGGTGGACACGACTACGACTACGATTGCGGCCAAGGATGCGATGACGACGACGATGGCTGCTCCTGATGCGGATGCAACAAAAGAAAATGTAAACGAGACTCTAACAAATAATGTTGGTATATAATATATTATGGACAATAACTTCAATGTGAGTAGTGAAGCTTATCAAAGGTTTCTAGATACTCCAGACAATGGGTATGAATTTAATAATAATGGTAATGACTCATCTGCACCACCAGCATCATCGGAGACATCAGCACCACCAGCATCATCGGAGACATCAGCACCACCAGCATCACCTGCTATAGAAGAAAATGAACCATATACTGTTACAGTAAAAATAAACCCAACTACAGGTGAATTCAAAGGCAAAATAAACATGAAATCATCAGTTGAAGAGACAAGCGGTGGTCGCACTCATCACCGTCGTCGTCGTCGGAGGAGTCATATCAATCGCCGCACTAATCGCCGCACAAAACGCCGTGCCACGAGAAGCCGCAGGCGTAGCAAACGACGAACCATGCGACGAACAATGCGACGAACAATGCGAGGAGGCTGAGGAGGAACGCCTGCACCCTTTTTCACACAAACTATTTTGCAAGAAAAAGAAGAAAAGAATTCTGCTGTTCCAATCTAACCATTAAATCAAATTATGAATGACGTTTATTTATCCGAAACGAAATAAACTGAAAATAATCTAAATTTATATAACGTAGCCTTTATATGATTCCTGCCACAACCACATCCACAACCACAACCACATCCACAACCACAACCACAACCCCGATTCCAGGCATTCTTATTTTAACAGACAATCGCACATATGGCCGCAGTGCAACAAACAATCGCCTTTTATATCGATGCATTCCAAATGATAAAACATTACCACCAGTTCTGATTCCATACAATGTGAATATGGGCTTTTCAAAGGTCAAGAAAAACCTATACATTCTTTTTACAACAAGAGAGAAAACATCAACTTTGGTTGAAACCATTGGAGAAATTGATATGTTAGAACATTTCTATGAATATCAATTATATTGTCGCTCAATAAAATACAAACAACCATCCTTCTCTCTTCTTGCAAAAAGAGAGAACATGGCCACTGAAAGTCCAAGTCCTGGTCCATTCATTTTCACAATTGATAATCCCGGAACAATAGATTACGATGATGCATTTAGCATTGAAACACATCATGAAACATATATAAAAATCAATATTTATATTGCAAATGTTCCACACATATTGTCCGTGTATCAATTGTGGCAGCATTTTCATCTTTTTCAAAAAAGAACTGCATCCATCTATCTTCCAAATAAAAAAATACCATTGTTTCCAACTAAATTATCGGAATTGTGCAGTTTGACTGCCGGTCAAGAACGCCCTGCCTTGGTTTTCTCTCTTTATATTGATAAAAAGACGCATGAATTACAGAGTCGTTTTAGTTGTGAAATCATCCGCGTTTCCGCAAACTATGTCTATGATGCAGACGATTTATTGTCAAATGCATATTACAATCAATTGTTAGAAACTGTTCAATTCTTATCGATGCCTTGCTCTAAAAGCGACGAGTTGGTTGAAACCCTTATGATTTTCATGGGGACTAAATGTGCTGAATACATGGACAATGGAATCTATCTTTTTACAAGTGCAAGCACGGCGGACTCTTCATTAAATCTCCAACACAAATCACTCACCAGTTTGTATGTCTTGGAAAAACCAGAGAAACCATATATGCACATTACCAGTCCAATTCGCCGCATTGTAGACATTGCAAACATGGCACAACTCATTCTTACTATGGAATTAGAACCAGACATGGAAGAAGCACGCATTCATATAGAAAATGTAAAAGAGAATTTATCCCAATTAAATCATACTAACAAATCTATTAAAAAAGTGCAAACACAATGCAAATTGTATTATTTGTTTAAACATCAACCACAAGATAAAATATACATTGGCCTTTTATTTGACAAGAGAGAAACCAACATCCCAGAAATATATTCATATTCAGTCTATTTGACAGAATATAAATTCATGGCGACAATTAAAAGCGGCGAACATGACCTGTCGTCGTCAAAAGAATACCGATTTAAATTGTATTTATTGAATGATGCAACTACCTTGAAACAAAAAATCAAGCTGCAGATTGTGGGTCTGTGTTAGAGATAAATTTCGGCTTTGTGCTAGGAATTGCATGTATAGATGACCCGAGTTTTTTATGAATGAATTTTGACGCAATTATATGGTCATATATTTCTATAAATACTATTGCAAACATCGCCGCAAGTAAATAAGAAAATAAAAACCCATCGCCGATTTGAGGAATCAATACTGTGCTTGAAAAGGCATATCCAATTGCAGATGTGGAGAAACAATTTAATAAATCCATAATTAATATACACGCAAACGCAGAAGCGGTGTTTAATGCAATATGAGGTATGAATTTACTGAACAATTTCCATAAAAGAAAGGGCACCACCGATGCAATCAGTCCACTCATCAATAAAATATACATTCCATTTTTTACCTCTGTGTTAATGTAGGTATAAATCGCACCTACAATGACTGGTTGGAAAATAATAGCACTGGATTCTTTTTCAAAATAGAGAGAAATGTACTGTATGAATAATATAATAAGAAAAAAAGACACTAAATTTTCTTCGTAAATAAACATTTTTGCTTTTTCTACAACATTCATTGATATACTATCCATCGGTAAAAAAAGTGGTTATCCACTTTCTTGTTTTATTTTGTTTTTGTTTCTTTTTTGTTTTTTTGTTTGTTTCGCTAATTACTAAAAACTTATTTACGCTTACTCGCTTTCAATCAATCAATGATGGCTACTTTTTAAAGGTCAATAATATTGAGTGGAATCCGCCGGGGTGTTGTCGCTGTCGCCATTTCTTCGCGTCTTGTTGCCGCCGCAGCCGCCGCTTCTTCACGTCTTGCCGCCTTTTTCGCCGCTTTTTTCGCTGCTGCCGCCGCCTCTTCACGTCTTGTTGCTTCTTTATGAGCAGTCTCCATGTTCGCTTGGTCGTAGAAAGGTCCATATGTAAGAAAGATGTTTATGAGCCATGCTCCGAGCATCATCCACATTGCAGTAATATTATTTCCTGTATTGAAAACAATCCAACGAAGTGCCTGGCATTGAGGCAGAGCCGTTGCAAAAGGAGAAGCGAGAAATCCAAACCAACTTACCGGAGTACAATACCTTTGATATAGATTGGCAGAAACATAATGCGCAACTATATATAGTAAATAAATAATAACCATTCTGAATAATTTCTGGAAGAACTGGGTCTTAAACATTTGCATGTTGGAGTTTTATAAGTGCAGAGTGTGAATCTGCAAAAAAGCATTTCAATTTTTTTATTTTTTCTGCGATTTTTCATTTACTAAAAATTTCAAGGAATGCAAATAATAAATAGCCACAAATCCACAAATCCATATAAATAATATAAAAGTTTTGAAGCATTCTTTCTATCTAATGTGTGAAACAAATCCATATCCATTTCCTTTGTCATCCTTCCAACAATACGCGATTGAAGGCATCCAACAAGGCCATCATGTATTAATAACTGCACCAACCGGTTCTGGCAAAACATTGCCCGCAGAATTCGCAATTACACATTTTATTTCTCTCGGTAAAAAAATCATTTATACAACTCCCATTAAAGCACTTTCAAATCAAAAATTCTACGAATTCTCGCAAAAATATCCAGACATTTCTTTCGGCATTTTAACTGGAGACATCAAAATCAATCCACAAGCACAAGTCCTTATTATGACTGCCGAAATTTTGTTAAATACATTGTATTCTTACAACACAATTATAACAGCACCGACATCGCAAAAACATTTCCAAATGGATATTTCAACTGAATTGGCCTGCGTAATCATGGACGAAGTCCATTATATCAACGACAAAGAACGCGGACATGTTTGGGAAGAAACCATCATGTTGCTCCCGCCAAATATACAAATGATTATGCTTTCTGCAACCCTCGCAACTCCAGAGAAATTCGCACATTGGTGTGAAACCAGACATGACGACAATACAACGGCAACGACGGACCCTAGAAAACGCGTCTATTTGGCATCCGAAACACGCAGAAGTGTTCCATTGACACATTATAGTTTCATCACTTTTACAAATTCAATCTTTAAAACAATCAAAGACAAGACCATTCAAGAAGAAATCCACGCCATAATAAATCGCACATTTGTCATTCAATCCGCAAAAGGCGAATTCAACGAACCACATTATTTTAAAATGAAAAAAATGTTGGAATATCCAGTGCGAGTGAAAAGACAACACGTATTAAATCAAGTCAGTAAATACATGGTGGAACACGACATGTTGCCGGCTCTCTGTTTTGTTCTCTCAAGAAAATCGTTGGAAAAATGTGCCACAGAGGTCACAACAGTCCTATTAGAAGACGATTCTAAAGTGCCATATATTATTCATCGCGAATGCGAACAAATATTGCGGAAATTGCCGAATTATCAAGAATATCTAGAATTACCAGAATATCATTCCATGGTGAAACTCTTGGAAAAAGGCATCGCAATTCATCATGCAGGCGTCATGCCTATTTTGAGAGAAATGGTTGAACTTTTATATGCAAAAGGTTATATTAAACTCCTCTTTGCCACGGAAACATTTGCCATCGGATTAAATATGCCCACGAAAACAGTGGTATTCACTGATTGCAATAAATACGACGGCACCACATCTCGCACATTGTATTCACACGAGTATACCCAAATGGCAGGACGAGCAGGCAGGCGTGGCATTGATACCGTAGGCAATGTCATTCATTTAAACAATCTCTTTAAAAACGCGGATGTATGCACTTATAAAAAAATGTTGTGCGGTGTTCCACAAACACTCGTCTCTAAATTCAAAATATCATATCATCTTGTCTTAATGAATCTAACCACCGATTTCATGAAAAACAGCATGGTTGAACGCATTGAAGTTGCAAATGAACTCTTATTCTTGAAACACCGTAAAAATGAAATAGAAAAAGAAGTCAACGCTCATGAAATCACTCTTTCTCTCTTGAAAACGCCTCAAATAGAAATAAGGAAATACCTCAATTATACCAGAGATGTCGCCTCCTGCGTCAATAAAAGACGCAAAGAATATGAACGCACAATTCGCGGATTGGAAGAAGAATACAAAACAATTAAAACAGACAGACACTTTCTTGAAAAATACGACGAAGCCATTCAATCACGCATTTCAATTATTTCAGACATGGAATTCAGAGAGAATAGTGGGACAATAGAACATACACGGATTTTACAGATTTTAATTCGCGACGGATTTATAGGAGATGGCGATGGCGATGGCAATAATAGATTAACCATCAAAGGAAAAATCGCCGCATGTTTAAAAGAGGTTCCATGCATTTCTTTTACACGGGTAATAGAGAAAATAGGCATCCTGTCTGCAAAAGAATTGATTGCGATTTTCAGTTGTTTTACACATATTGTTGTTTCAGATGAATATAAAGCCGCACAGCCACAACCAACTTCTCTCTTGAATGAAATAGGCAGATACATTGAAGAATATCAGGACATGCCGGATGCAACGATGCATTATGATTTGTTGCCATACATGGAGCAATGGACCCAATGTGAAACCATGGAAGAATGCAAGCATCTTTTACAAAGACTACAAGAAGAAAAAGACATTTGCGTCGGCGATTTTGTCAAGGCCGTGTTAAAAATCAACAATATTTCCGCCGAATTTGAAACAGTCGCTGAAATGGTGGGAGATTATTCCTTTCTCTCTTTACTGAAACAAATACCTTCAATGACTCTCAAATATATCGCTACCAATCAATCATTGTATGTATAAATGGAAATATGCATGGGAAATAAATAGGCAATAAACATGCGAGAAATAGAATATGCACCGGGGAAAAAAATCAATCATATTTAATTAAATAACAAAATCTTTTTCTATGTTTACATAATTCTACATTTTCTTCAATTCTTTGTTTAATTTCATCATATGCAACCTTTTGGTCCCACCCTTTTATATACCACGCTCCAGGCTTTTCTTCACTAACATAACTGGTCTTTGATATTAGTGGGGCTCTTCTCTCAATTGCAATTCGCAATATTTCAGTAAAAGGAATGTTTTTATCAAACTTTTCTTGTTTGCCCAAGTCAAATCGCTGGTCTTGTCCATTTGAGTCGCTATTGTATCGTTGAATGCTTTGAAAGGACATGATGCTTGTAATGACTGCAGATTTCATTCATAAAAGCATTTCATTTTTTATTGAAACCAAATAAACAACATAAGAATAAAGAATTGTAAAATACAATGATTTGCAATAAATATGATTTGCTGGAAAAAATAGGACAAGGCGCATTCAGTCAAATTTACAAGGGTCGCAACATTCGCACGGGTGAATTAGTCGCAATTAAAATAGAACCTAAAACCGCGGAAATCAAATTATTGCAAAACGAAACACGAATGTATCAATATTTGCATTCTTTTAATAAATCACAGATTCCCGAAATAAAATGGTTCGGAGTAGACACTGAGAATTATTACATGGTTATTTCATTGTTGGGTAAATCCTTGGAATCATTCAAGAGAGAACAGCCAAATGGACGGGCATATCTTTTTGATACATTGCATCTGGGAATGCAAATGATTATGTTGGTGGAATCCATTCATAAACGACGGCTGATTCATCGAGACATAAAACCGGACAATTTCTTGTTTGGGTTGGAATCGTCTTTACCGCAGGCACCTATATACTTGATTGATTTCGGATTTTGCACAAAATATAGGAACCATTTTACACCCAACAAAACATCAAATCTCATTGGAACTCCCAAATTCGCAAGCATTTCAGCACACGAATTCAATGAACTTTCTAGGCGTGATGATTTAGAAAGTGTGGGATATATATTGATTTATTTGTATATGGGTGAATTGGCCTGGGATAAAATAACAGACAATGATGAAATCAAACTCATGAAATTGCGGATGATTCACGGCGAAGACCCGTCCATACCTCTCGTATTTATAGATTATTTAAGAAATGTTAGAAATATTGCATTTTATGAAACTCCGAATTATGCAAAATTAATATCCAGATTTAGTGGCAAACAGTGAAAATGTGCGTCGTGTTGCCAAATATTATTCTATTTATATCAAAACAATATAAACAGAATCAATCCATAAGTATTATAATTAATGTCTGAAACATTACCCTTGCGATTTACAGGGCGTGTGAAATGGTTTAACAATAAAACCGGTTATGGATTCATTACTGTCACCTCTAAAGACAGTGCTGAATTTCTAAACATGGATGTTTTTGTTCATCATTCCGCAGTGAGTGTTTCTGGACAACAATATAAATATTTGGTTCAAGGCGAATATGTTGAGTTTAAATTGGCTGAAATGTCGTCGGGGCAACATAAATATCAGGTTCTAAATGTGTCGGGCATTGATGGTGGCAAATTAATGTGTGAAACGCGAAATGAAAACCAGGATGGCAGAGTTGAACCACGTGTGCGTGTTGAGCAACGCGTTGAATATCGTGAGCGTCGCGAGCATGACCCTAGAGAGGAATCATCTGACTGGACAAGTGTCAATAGACGTGTTTCAGAAGGTCGTGGTTCCGGTCGTGGAACTGGTCGTGGAACTGGTCGTGGTTCAGGTCGTGGTTCAGGTCGTGGTTCAGGTGGCAAAGAAAGAGAAACGGCTCCAAGAGAAACGACTCCAGTTTAGGTTTGCGTAGTAGTTCGGAGCAATGTTCTCGTCGTCGTAGTGTGTCGTCGTGTTACTGTGGAACGCATAGTAAAGGTATACCGCATGGTTCGTTATTAAGTGCGTCAGTAGCGTCAG